GTTATTATGTAATTATACTTTATTATTTAATAACCCTTCTTTAATAAAGGGTATCGAGTAAAAGTAATATTATCTTTCTGACCATAAGGAGTCCGAAAACCATCAGATTTCGGCTGTAATTGCACTCCCACAACGGGTTATCTGCGATAGATATCATGACAATTCGGCTAAAACTCTTGTCACCAAGATCGAGGAGCGATTCGCGCAATAATTCTTGCCCCAAACCGGAGAACTCGGTTCATAATCACCGTCATATCGGAGAACTCGGATCCTGGTTCACACGCGCAGAGTCCTTAGTCCTCATAATCACATTCCGGGTTCACACGCGAGCAGAGTTCCACGAACTCTGATCGTAGTTCACACGCGAATCCTCGAGACTCCAGTTCACACGCGGGAGCGAGGAACAAAGTTTTGAGTTGCAATCCGCGCAAGTCTGTGCTTGCACGATTCCTGGGGACTCAGTGTCTCTGATTCCCCGGGACTCCTGCTCAATTGCAAAGTTTGACTGGCATTGATGCGCGTGGAGCCTTACACTGGTTTTGCAGCGGCACTGCTGCCAAGGAGCCCCACATGACGCTTTTCATTACCGTCCGCAACATTGCCAAACTCCCCATGGGCTGCAACGCCCGTCCCCTGCGCGTCGTGGGACTGCGCTACGTCGGGGTGCCCACGCTCTGGTTCTTCTGTCGCAAGCCGTTTGTCCTGGGGGTGCGCTAATGCCTCGCGCACAAATGCGGTCCACGAAACGCTGGCTCCTGGCAATTCTCGTAGCCAACGCACTACTCGTTCTCCTAACCTTCTAGTTCACACGCGGGCGCTCAGAGGAAGCGTCCGCAGAACTTTGTCTTTGTGGACTCAAGTCGGAGAACTAAGAGCGAGGTCACACGCGCGGAGTTCACACGCGGGCATGGATTCCTAGAGACTCGGTTCACACGCGAGCCCGGAGTTCACACGCGGGCGTGGATTCCTCGAGACTCGGTTCGCGGTTCACACGCGCGGACTCCTGAGGACTCGCGGGCACTCCGCTCCGCGTGACGCGACCGCATATGCCCGCGACCGCATATGCCCGCGACCGCATATGCCCGCACAGGCATATGCGCCCGCGTAGCAACTTGCGTGCCAAAAACCCATAAAAACTTCTTTAAAAAATAATTGTGCTTTTGGGCACAAGGCGCCCGGTGCCCCTTGCAAGTAGCGCTGCGCTGCGTTACCTTGGCATTACGGCAATACCGCCGTCACTGCCACAAGGTGCCATCATGGCCAGCAACAAAACCACCAAAACCACCACCACCCGCAACGCCGCCGTTGCCAACGCCGCCGCCGTTGCCGCCGCCGTTGCCGTTGCCGCCGCGCCCGTTGCGCCCAACGCCGCCGCCGCCGCCGTTGCCGCCGCGCCCGCCGTTGCGCCCGCCGCCGCCGTACTTGCCGCCGCCCGTACTAGCAATCAGCAGGCCGCCGCATGGCACTCCGCCGCTGGCTGCACCATGCCACCTGCCGCGCTAGTGGTGGCCGCTGGTAGCACTGCCCCCAAGGGTAAGGCGGGTGGCCAGCGCCACCAGCACGGCACAGCGTTACAGGCGGCGTGTTACGCCTTGCAGGCGGCTGGCACGCCTGCCACCGTGGCCGCCGTGGCCGCTTGGTGCCGCGCCAATGGGGCCAAGTATGGCCCGCATGGCACGCTGGCAGGCGCGGGCGGCAACGTGCGTTGCGCGCTGGCCCAAGGGGTCCTAGTGGCCGTGGCCGCGCCCGTTGCGTAGGCCATAAACACTGCTGGGGGGGTTTTATACCCCCCAGCTTTGCGCCCGGCGCCCCGTCCCGTGTCGATGGGGGATGACCATTTCAACTCTGCTAGCCGCGCCTTGCAGCTTACATGACACGAGAGTCGGAGAACTTAGATTCTGGATTCAGCAGAGCCAGAGCCAGAGAACTTAGATTCTGGATTCAGCAGAGCCGGAGAACTTAGATTCTGGATTCAGCAGAGCTCGTAACCCACCAATGTGAACCTGGGGAACTGTGAATCTAAATAACTCAAAAACATTCACCCTTGCGCCGCGCTTCCTGCCAACCTATACTTCCGGTTGGAGATCTCATCGTGGCAAGAGCCAAACGCGAACCCAAGCCGATCAACGAAGACGAAGTGATGGATGTCAATGTCTTCAAGTGTCTAGACCTGCGTGTCCAAGGCTTCAGCACCCGAGAAATTGCTGCGAAGATGGAACTTCCCATTGGGCTGGTGTCCACCTACCTATCGCAGGGAATGAAGACCCTGGAAACCGACATCAAGGAAAAGGCCGAGGACGCCCGCGCCCTTGAACTGGCCCGCCTGGATGCCATTGTGGCGGTCCACTTTCCCTTCATTGAAAATGTCCGCAATGCGGAACTTATCATCAAGACCATGGAACGCAGAGCCAAGTTCCGCGCTCTTGACGCCCAGCCTGACAATGATAAGGAGGACGCGGTTGATACACTGCGGGCCTTCCTTGCAGCAGCCCGCGCGAGCACCGCCCCGGAGGAGTAATGTTCGCGCTCCCCACCCGGTGGACAAAACTTCGTCAGGTTGAAGCCCAGCTTGCTTACATGAACTCCCCCCATAGATTTAATGTTGTCCCCAGCGGGCGGCGTTCAGGCAAGACAGAATTTGCAAAGCGCAAGGTCGTGCTCCGGTTACTCTCCATGCCAGGGGATGTCGGGGCAAGCACTTTTGAAGATCCGAAATACTTTTGTGCCGCCCCCACTCGCGATCAGGCAAAGCGAATTTATTGGGATGATCTGAAAAAACTGATTCCAAAGAAAATGATCGCCAAGGGTGGCATTTCAGAAACTGAACTGACCATCCGCACGATATTGAATTCTTCAATATCGGTTGTTGGTATGGACAAGCCGGAACGAATGGAAGGCTCCCCCTGGGACGGTGGGATCCTAGATGAATACGCGAACATGAAGCAGCAAGCATGGGGCGCGAACATCCGGCCGGCTCTCTCAGATAGACTCGGTTGGTGCGACCTCATTGGTGTGCCTGAGGGGCGGAATCACTACTACGCGATGGCTGAGATGGCGAAGGCCATGATGGCAGAGCGCGGTGACAAGAGTGAGTGGGGATACTTCCACTGGTTCTCGTCCATGGTGCTGCCTGCCAGTGAGATTGCGGCGGCTAAGGAAACTCTGGATCAGTTGACCTTCCAGCAAGAGTATGAGGGGTCGTTTGTCAACTTCTTGGGGCGGGCCTACTATGGATTTACGGACAAGAACAAGGGTCCACTCCGATACAACGCAGACGCGCCACTTATTCTATGTCTGGACTTTAACGTCGATCCTGGGATTGCGGTGGTGGCGCAGGAGCAGGCGCTTCCCACAGAAAGGATGGGCACAGGTGTCATTGGCGAGGTTTACATTCCACAGAATTCTAATACGCTGGCGGTCTGTAAGAAATTCGTCGAAGACTGGGGAACTCATCGAGGTGATCTATTCGTGTATGGTGACGCGAGTGGAGGCGCTCGGCGCACTTCGGCGGTGCAAGGTTCCGATTGGGATATCGTGCAAGAAGTTCTGCGCCCGATTTTCGGCGCCAGAATGAAGATGCGCGTCCCCAGGGCGAACCCTGCAGAGCGGAGTCGGCTGAATGCAATGAACTCCCGATGCAGCAACGCCAACGGGGACATCAGGCTCATGGTGGATGTCTCCAAGGCTCCACGCACCGCAGCCGATCTGGATGGTGTTCGCTTGCTCGAGGGCGGCAGTGGCGAGATTGATAAGAACTACGACAAGACACTATCACATTGCTCCGATGCACTCGGATATTATGTTTTCTACGAATACTCCAATGGTGGCGCGGTCATAATCACCCGAGCATATTATGGTGGATAAAGTAAGCCCTTGCGCTAGTGTCCGCACCACCTACACTGGTGGTGAGGTGATTATGTCAAGCGGATACAAGTTCAAACACGGTGGGAAGCGTGTTCATCGTCTGGTGTGGGTTGAGCACAACGGAGCAATACCTGAAGGCATGGTTATTCATCATAAAGATGGTGATAAGTCCAACAACGATATTTCAAATCTAGAAATGATGAAGCGTGGTGATCATGTAAAGCTTCATCAACCAGAATCCAAAGCGGCAAGAATCGCTGGTTTGGCGCGATCATACGATGCGCGAATGCGGTGGCATCGTAGTGAAGATGGGAGAGCATGGCACCGAGCCAATTTTGAGACGAGTAAAGAAGCTTTACTAGCGAAAAAATTTGATTGTGTGTGTCAGAACTGCCACAAAGAGTTTAAGTCTAGAGTTGAAGCAAAATTTTGTAGCGACAAGTGCGTCACAGCTAAAAGAAAGGCTAGCGGAATTGATGATGTTGTCAGAAACTGCGATCACTGCGGTGCAGAGTTCAAAGTGAACAAATACACTAAAACAAGATTCTGCGCCAGACTGTGTTCGCGCCTATACTGGGCGCAAAGGAGCTGACATGCCCATCCAATCTACGCACCCCGACTACAACGCTTGGGTTGGTCGTTGGACCACCTGCCGCGACGCTGTGGAAGGATCCTACGCTATAAAACTGGCGGGGCCGAAGTATCTGCCCATGTTGAGTGCCCACTTCCAGCCCGTAGTCGGTCATAAGCAGTATAACGCCTACAAGGACCGAGCTCTGTGGTTCGGCGCCACCGATCGGACGCTGAACGGATACGTCGGTGCCGTCATGAGGCGGGATCCGGGATATGTCGTCCCTGATTTGATTCAGAGTCGCCTAGAGGACATCACGGATGCCGGTCAGAACGCCACGGAGTTCATCCATTCGCAGGTGAAGGAACTTCTGACCACCGGGCGCTACGGACTTCTGGTCGACAAGGCCGCTGAGGACGTTGTGGAAGGCGAGCCCGCGTTCATCAAACTGTATTACCCAGAGAATATCACGAATTGGGTGTGCGACAAGGATGGTTGCCTGCTGGCCGTCGTGCTGAAGGAGTCAATTTTCATCCCGAAGGATGGCGACCCCTACGATCTCGAGGAGCGGACGCAGTTGCGAGAACTGGTCAAGCTTCCCGAGGGTTACACGGTTCGCCTGTGGGTGCAGAAAAAGAACAGTGATGGATTCCTGGCCGACGAATATGAACTGGCCGCTCCTCCAGTGCAGCCCACCCTTCGCGGAAATGCGATCGAAGACATCCCATTCGTGTTTGTCTCGTGCGACAAGGACTCGATGTCGTGTTCCAAGCCGCCGATCATGGATCTGGTGGACGCAAATATCAACCATTATCAGTTGGACGCGGATTATCGCCACGGCCTGCACTTCACAGCCCTCCCCACCCCGGTTTTCACTGGTGTTGACGAGGGAAAGGACTACTTCCTCGGTTCGGAGGTGGCGATCAACCTGAGAAACCCCGATTGCAAGGCGTTTTTTCTGGAATTTCAGGGCATGGGGCTCAGCGCCATCAAAGAGGCCATGGAAGAACGCAAGTCGCAGATGGCTTCGCTGGGTGCGGCCCTTATCCAGAACTCTCGCACTGGAAAAGGTGTGGAAACGGCCGAGGCCGCTAAGATTCAACACGCCGGTGAGACTTCGCTGCTGTCCACAGTGGTCAGTCGGGTTGAGGAAGCCATGGAAGAGGCGCTTGGGCTCGTTGCGGCCTGGGAAGGTCTGACCGTTACTGACGAAGGCATTGAGATCACCATCAATCGCGACTTTATTGACGCCACCCTTGCGGCGGCCGACATCACCGCGATGGTTGGCGCATGGCAGGCCGGAACTCTGCCGGTTACCGAGCTGTATTGGAACTTCCAGCGCGGCGGGGTGCTCAATCCGGCCACTACGGTTGAGGTTTATGAGGCTGCGGTGACCAAAATGGCCGCCGATAAACAGGCTAACGCTTTGGCCTTGGCAACTGCCGCCCCTGACCCGGGTTCTGACAGCTCTGAAGGGGGCACAGAGCCACCGAAGGCACCTGGGGCGGGTGGCAGTGGCCCAAGGGCAACGGGAGCCCGTAAAGCGGCCATAAAAACCGATCCAAAGGAGGATTAAGTGGCCACCGAGCGGCTTGTATCCGAAAACTACCTGCTGACGCTGGCCAGTAGGCTGTCGGAGGTCAAGTGCATCGTGGTCCTGGTTGAAGAATCGGATGGCGTGTTTTCGCACCACAAGGCCAAGTTCACCGATGCCAGTTCATGGATCAATGCGGTGGGCAACCTCCAAGCACTGTCACACGACATCCTCACGACTGGGGTTGTCTGGAATCCCTGCAACCCAGACGGCACCGACCTTGAGGAGGATCCGAAATGATCATCACACCTTCTACCCTGTTCACCATTGACGGACTAAAGTGTTTCTTGGTGGTAGTGTGCGATGAGACTGGTGCATCGTTAGAAGATGTGGGTAAGATGGATACAGTCTCTGGCAAGTATTGGCAGTATCAGCGCCACGATGATGGGTCTTATAAATACAACAAGTTTGACGGTGAACCCGTCATGATTGAAAAGCAGTGCGAGCAATTCTTTTTTACCATCGCAACGCCTTGTCGTTGTGAAAACCCGGACACACGGTCGTGTGGTCCAATATGCAGCGGTGCTGCGAAGGAGTAAGTCATGTTGAAGCCAGTTATCGCATCCCTTGAGGAAGTGGCGGAACCACTGCGGGGAGAATACAAGGCCGATGGCGCGGGTCGCTACGTCCTGGACACGAATGTGGAAGAGCATCCCGGTCTTCTACAGTTGAAGAACTCGCTGGCTAACGCCCGCAGCGAACGGAACACGGCCAAGGAGAACTTGGAAAAACTGGCCGGGGTGGACCCCGTGCGCTACCAAGAACTCGTCAAGCAGGACCTGTTAGTCAAGGAAGGTAAGTTGATTGCAGAAGGCAGGTTGGACGAACTGGTAGCCCTGCGGACTACCGCCCTCCGCGATGATCTCACTGGAAAGTTATCTCAGTCCGAGCAGCGGGCGCAGAAGCTTCAGGCCGACATGGATCGCCTTGTCATTGACAACGCCGTCCACAGTGCCGCCCCCAAGGTTGGCGTCAAGAAGACTGCCACCGAGGACGTCATTGAGCGCGCCCGCCGAACCTTCACTTCCAAGGACGGACAGGCCGTGGCCATGAAGGACAGCCAAGTGGTCTACGGCAAGGACGGAATCACTCCGCTCGGTATTGAGGAATGGGTTGCCGGTCTGCCCGCCGTCGCTCCCCACCTCTTCGAGGAATCCAAGGGAAGCGGGGCTCCTGGCAACGGCAATCCGCCCAAGCCGCCCGTCGCCCCTGGCGTTATCAACCGCAATGATCATCAGGCTTTCCTGGCGAACCTTGACGCGATCGCCAAGGGCAAGATGAAAGTGCAGTAAACCAAAAGAACCCCTTGCGCGTTCAGTGCCTCTGGCCTACACTTCACCTACACGCGAGCCTCCGGTGGCGGCTCTCCTGGGTTGTGTCAGTGGCGCTGAACAATCAAGTAGAACCCCGCAACCTCAACCCTCTATAGGAGAAGGCCCATGGCCGTGTCCAACTCTCTCAGTGCGATCATCCCGACGGTGTTCGCGCAGGGGCTCAACGCTCTGCGAAACCGCTGCGTGATGCCCGCCCTCATCAACAACAGTTACTCCACCAACGCGATGGAAAAGGGCCAGGTCATTTCGATCCCCATTCCGTCCGACATCGTGACCAACGATGTGGTCCCCGGCCCCTACGCCCCGGACAGCGGTAACGTCGCCCCCACCGTTGCTCAGATCACTCTGAACAACTGGCGTGAGGCCGCGTTCACCCTGAACGAACAGGAAATCGGCAACATCGTTAACGGCTATGCCAGCCGTCAGGTGACCGCCGCCATCTCCTCGCTGGCCGACTACGTCAACAGCACCATCTTCTCGAAATACACCAAGATCAACAACATCGTGGGCAGTGCGGGCACCGACCCCTTCGCCACCGCTGTGGACGCGGCTGTGGACGCCAAGGAAAAGCTGACGCAGTTCAAGACCCCTCTCGGCGACCGCCGCATGGTCCTGGACATCAATGCCATGGGCAAGGCGCTCAAGCTCGGCGCCTTCAGCTACATGCTCAACAGCAACGACCCGAATGTCATGCGCGAAGGCGACATCGGCCGCAAGTATGGCTTCGAGTGGTTTGAGGACCAGCAGGTTCCTCGTCACGTCGCCGGCACGATCACCACTGGTCTGGCCGTCAAGGTTGGCGGCGGCGGCGGCACTCAGGGCGCTTACACCTTCACCGCTACCACTGCCGCCACGACCGGCGCTTGCAGCCTGAAGGTCGGCGACGTCCTGGCCATTGCGGGTCATACCCGCACCTACGCCCTGACCGCTGCCGCTGTCCAGGCCTCTGCCAGCACCGACGTGACCCTCACCTTCAACGCGCCTCTTGAGGCTGCGCTGGTGGGTTCAGAAGCCATTACCGTCACTGCCAGTCACCGTGTGAACCTCGCGTTCCACGCTGATTGCTTCGGCTTCGCCAGCCGGACCCTGGCCCCCATCGCGGGTGCCGAGCCCAACCCCTACTCCATGGATCTGGCCGATCCTGTCAGCGGCCTCACCCTGCGCCTCCAGGTGCGGGAAGAGTTCCACCGCGTCCGCTGGGCCTTCGATCTCCTCTGGGGCGTGGATGTGGTTCGCCCCGACCTGGGCACTCGCCTGATGGGCGCGTAAGCAGGTCCTTGATATTCCACCCCAACCGGACCGGGTCGTGGCAACACTTCCCGGTCCTTTTCACAAAGGAATCAACATGTCAGGTTACGAAGCGCTTCCCCGCGACACCGTCAAGATCAAGACGGAGAACTTCGAGTCGGGCTACCTAGTCATCAACGCTGAGGACTTCGACGAGGACACCATGGAACTCTTCACCGAGGACATGGACCTCCACGAGGAAGCTGCCGCCGAAGCGGCCGTCGCTCCCAAGCGGAAGAAGAAGGCTTAGACCATGACCCTCACCCTGGATAACACTGTCGGCGGCGCAAACGCGAACGCCTACTGCTCAATAGCAGAGGCAGATGCTTATCACGAGGCGAGGGGTTTCAACGACCGGTGGGTCACGGGATCGGTGTCTGAGAAAACGGCTGCGATCGTGTGGGCCACTCGGTTGTTGGACATGGAGAATTTCGTGGGAACGATGACCGTTCGGACTGGCGCGTTGCGCTGGCCCCGTTTCGGTATCATTGACCGTGACTATCGCATCGTCGATCCACAGGTCATCCCGCAGTTTATCAAGAACGCAGTGGCGGAATGGGCGTTCTTTTTGCTCAGTGAGGACCGCACTGCTGACGAGGGTGGGTTGGTCCAGTATGGTGGGAAAGTAGGCCCCATTACCGATCCCGCTTACTTTACTCGTAAAACCATGCCCTCTAGCGTGGCCGATATACTGCGGCCCTACTTGGCGGGGGCCTATTTTGGCTCTGGTGTGGGCCATGTGAGGCGCGGGTGAGCGTATCTGCTACCATCCGCCGCAGTGGTGCCGCTATCCAATGGATTAAAATGGGTGGCTCGGATGGAACATACGACTTCAATTCCGCTCGCGTAGTCGCTCCCCCTGCTGGCGCCCCCACGACAATATATGGGGTCATTGACGGATTCGGCAGTCAGTTTTCTCGTGTGGTGAACGCTAATCAATTTGACGGGAAGACCCTGGATATTGACGGCAGCTTTCATATCTTCACCGACACCAAAGTTCTGATTGGAGATCGGCTCGTGTTTGGCGGCGTCACCTATACGATCTTTGACGTCAAGGAAGCCTGGAAGAAGAATCAGCCTGTGCTCTACATGGCGGCGGTGCGCCCATGATTAAGAAAAGTTTTGGTGCCGATATCGCAGCTTTCAAAGATCTCACGATGAAGAAACTGGATGCTGCGATGAAAATTATCGCGGAGGAAGGTCTCTTTGAAATGATCGAGCATGGCGAGAGCCACCTGTTCACTGGCTGGTATCGTGCATCGTGGTCTGTGAGCGTCAATGACGCCATTGATCGGGTGGGGAAATTCAGCACCAAGGGTTTCACGGCAGGACATCTGGCGAAGGGCAACCGCCCCACCTACGATGTGAAATACGGTTCTCATAAAGGGCCGAAGGAAGCCAAGGGAACTCGGTGGACAACTGACTTGGATCTTCCTATTAGTCGTCTTGGAAAAATAACTCGTGATGACAAGGTGGTGTTTTCTAATGCGGTGCCGTATGCTCAATATGTTCCCGGTGTCCACCAAGAATTCGTCAGGATGAAGCAAAGTCTTTACAATTTCGCAAACCGCAAGGTCGCAAACATCGTCAACGGAATTGTGAAGCCCTGCAAAGTCAACCAAGACTACGTCGCAATGATTTCTCTTCTGAACAGTTTCGTTAATTCAGATGCCGTAGCCAGGGGGGATAAGAGTTCTGGGTTGTCGGAGGGTAGTCCTGTAACTGGCCCTAGCATGTCAATTGAAGATTTCATGGAAGGTATGTAATGAACTGGTCCGACATCATCATCGCTCTTGAGCGCTACACCGCCGAAAATATCGGCAGCGATGTTGAGTTGAGGCCAGAAAATGTGAAATACAGTTCAACACCAGGAATTCCCTTTGTGACCATGGAGCATATTCCGGTGGATACCGCTCCCCTTACCATTGGCCGCACAGGAGTGATGGATACGGAGGGTATCCTTTACCTTGGGTTGAACTACCCTTCAGGAGAAGGCAGTGGTGCTGCTTTTTCTAAAGCCGACGCCTTGGCAATGTTCTTCATGCCAGGACAATCTCTTGTCGCTGGTAGCGGCAACATTGTAATCTCAAAGGCTACGCTCGGGAACAAGCAACCTTCTTCTTTGGCTGATCGGTTTACGATCCCTCTGGTCGTCTACTACAAAGCCTTCCACAACTACTAGGAGACACGCCCATGGCCGCGACTTATTCTTCCGGATCTACCGTCGTATTTAAGCAGATTCTTGAAGCGACCTACGGAACCTTGCCCGGTTCCCCCACCATGAAGACCCTGCGCGTCAAGCCGTCCAAGTTCGGCCTGAAGAAGGACACCTACACCACCGACGAAGTGCGAGCGGATCGTGGTGTCAGCGACCTGCGTCATGGCATGAAGAAGGTGGAGGGGACGCTTGAAGGCGACCTCATGTGCGGAGACTGGGATGACATCATCCTGGCGGCACTGCAGGATTCCGCTTGGTCCAACAACGCTTGCTCGACCGGTATCACCCTGAACTCCTTCTGCATTGAGCAGGGTTTCACGGACATCAATCAGTTCCGTCTCTACAAGGGCTGCTCGATCTCCAAGCTGAAGCTCAGTATCAAGCCGGGTGCCATGGTCGGTATCAGCGCAGACTTCCTTGGACAGGATGCCGTAACCGGCACCGTGACCAACGCCAACATCACCGCGGCTGCGAGTTCCAATTCACCCTTCAGCTTTGCTGGCGGAGCTATCCAGGAAGGCGGCACTTCCATCGCCTACATCACTGGCCTGGACTTCGAACTGGACAATGGGCTGGGTCAGGTTGGCGTCGTCGGCAGTGCGCTGTCACCCGCCATCTTCAATGGCCGTTCCACGATCACGGGCACTGTGACCGCCCTGTTCAAGGATCAGGTCATGCTCAACAAGTTCATCAACGAGACCGAAAGTTCCCTCCAGGTCACGCTGACTGACCTCAACAACTACACCCATACGATCACGCTGCCCCGTATCAAATACACTGGCGGCGACATCGCTCCCCCCAAGGACGGAGCGACCATCATCACTCTGCCGTTCGAGGGGCTGTTCACCACGCTGGTTTCCAGTTCTGCTGGGACCACTATGGCTGTGTCGGCCCAGACTGGACCCGGAACCTTCACCCTCACTCGCGGCGCTGGCAGCTTCATCACTGACGGTTTCAAGGTCGGTATGCTCCTCAGCACGAAGACCGGTTCCACGCTGACCACTCCCACCAATAACGGCGACTGGCTCATCACCAATGTCGCCGCCACCGTTATCACCTGCGCCGTTCCCAGCAGTCTTGGGACCGCACTTGCCACGACCCTTCAGGCCGCTGGTGCTCCTGGTTCGCTTGCTGGCGACCTGCTTGTCAACCCGCACAACATTTCCTGGATCAAGGCGTAATTCCACGTCTGTCCACTTTCAAGGAGCATCACATGGATCTCTTCAACTATACGAGTGATTTGGCCGCCAAGCCGATTGATGTGGTGATCAAACACCCTGTCACTGGCAAGGATACTGACATCATCGTTTCCGTCGTGGGCGTGGATAGTCCCGTCGCTCAGAACTGCCTGGACGATCAGCAGATCAAGCGGTTCGACGAAATGACCGCCGGGGCAGAAGCGAAGTATGACCCTGTCAAGCAGCGAGAAGATGTCATCGCCCTGTTGGTGGCCTGCACCGTGGGTTGGAAGAACATTGAATGGCAGGGCGACACGCTCCCCTTCAATAAGGAGAACGCGGCCCTCGTCTATGACAAGGTGCCCACTATTCGCGACCAAGTCAATCGCGCGATCGGTGCCCGCAAGAATTTTTTCAAGGATTGAGGAAGCAACTTGATGCCCATGCTGAGAAAGCGATTGAACTGGCTCGTCCTCGTAAGGATGGTTCGGTGCTTTCTCAGCATGTCGCAATCTTGCGGGCTCAGGGTATGGACATCAGTGAGTTCATGCCGCCGCCCCTTCCTCGCCAAGTCACTCACATCTGGAACTGGTTCAATGAATTGTGTGCAGGAAGGCCGTCAACTGGCACTGGTCACGGCCCAATCTCACATTCAGAAATACTTGCTTGGTCAACACTCAAGGGAGTTAGGCTTGGCAAATTTGAGTTAGACTGTATCAGAGGCCTGGATCACATTTTCCTAAAGGTTGTCAACAATGTCTGATATAGCTCAACTCGGAATTGAAGTATCAGTCATCGGCGCGAGTCAGGCTTCTGATAGTCTGAATCGCGTCGCTGATTCTGGTAGCAAGGCAGAAAGTTCTGCCATTTCTCTTACTGACGCTCTTCAGGGGCTGGCCTCTGCGTGGGCAATTCGGGAAGTGGCACAGGCCACTTACAATATCGCAAACATCGGAGCCAAGTATGAGATGCTTGGCGCGACGATGCGAGTCATGGCAAACAATGCTGGATACACTGGCGCGGCCATGGAAGATTTCCAAACCAAGTTGGAAGAAACGGGCATCAGTTCTTTACGGGCAAGGCAGTCATTGCAGATCATGGCGGCGGCACAGTTGGACTTGGCGAAGTCCGCAGACCTGGGACGCGTGGCGCAGGATGGTGCCACCCTAGCAGGCATCAACTCCTCCGAAGCGTTCCAGAAACTCGTGCAGGGTATATCGACTGGTGAGTCGCGTATTATCCGTCACATGGGTATCATGGTGAACTTCAAGAATACGATCTATGAGTATGCGCAAGCGAACCATGTCGCCGTTGAAAGTCTTAGTGAACACGCTAAGATGCAAATCCGTATGCAAGCCGTCTTGGAAGAAGGGTCCAAGCGAACGGGTGTGTATGAAATGGCAATGTCCACCGCTGGTAAGCAGATGCTTTCCATGCAACGTTACACAGAGAACCTTCAGGTCCAGTTGGGAGAAACTTTCAATCCTGCTACCAATGCTCTTGTGTTCGAACTGGTCAAACAGTTCAAGGACGCATCTGAGTCCATGAAGGAATGGAAAGAAAGTGGCGATCAGGCCGTATTCTCGGCTAACCTTCGTGCAGATATGAAGGGTATCATTGAAAGTGTGGAAACCTTCGTCGGCGTATTGTATGAGGCCCGCGCTTCCATTGGTTTTATTGCTACTCTATTCGCAACCGGGTATCTCATTGAGTGGGGCATTGCCGCCTACGACTCCTTCCACAAGTTCTTGTATGCAGGAGTAGAGGCCCATACTGCGGTCGCCGCTGCCAAAATGAAGGATGTTGCCGCTACTGCCGCGCAGGCTACGGCTGATGTCCAGGCAGTAATGGCAGAGCGCGCCGCGCAGGGTGGGCGGGCAATCACTAATGCCATGCGAGATAAGATCATTGTCGCCAAAGTCGTGGAAACAGAAGCGACCCATGCGCTTGCCATTGCCGAGGCTGAATTGGCTGCGACTACCACCTTGGCAGGCCAAGCGGCTGCGATGGCCAGCACTGCGATGTCGGCTTTGGGCGGTCCTCTTGGAATATTGATGATCGCCATTGCGGGTGTCATTTATCTCTATAATCAAATGAAGGACAAGACCCTAGAAAATTCTACTGAAGTTATTCGGGCATCTCAAGACGCCATTGATAAGATGACTGAAGAAGCAAAGATGCTTGAAAAGTTGCACGAAATTCGCAACAACAAGCAGTCCACTAAGGAAGAAAAGAGTAGTGCCGAAGAAAAACTTAAACTTGAAAATCTTCCTGAATACAAAAAACAGACTGAAGATCTTGAAACACTTCGCAAGAAATACATCGAAGTGGCGGAGGAAGTAGCGTTCTTCAACGAAACAACGAACCAATGGGAAATGTATTCAAACAAGGGTGAAAAAGATGCCCTTGCTTTGGCGGTTGCGGCTGCCGAAGAAAAGTTGAAGGGCTTGCGCGATGCCCATACTCGGTTGGCCGATGCTCGCAAACAAGATGAAAAAGATCGTCTGGCTAATTCTAATACCGGGGATGACGCGGAAACTGAAAAGGCCCAGAAGTTGCTCTACTTCAAGACTCAGTTGGCCGCGATGCAGGATAAAATCAACAAGGCTGAGTTTGTTGGTCTGGAATACTCTAAACTTTACCTTGACATTCTCAAGATTCAGGAAGATGGAGCAAAGCAGATTGCGGGTTATAAGGCTCGTAGCGAAGAAGTCAATCCTAAGACTGGAACGGCCATGCTGGGGAGCAAGGAATACACTGCTCTTGTCACCAAGGCCCGAGAAGAAATGGATAAGCTTACTGATGCCGCCGTCCGTGCCAATAATGCCGCTATTTACGACAAGATGGTTGCCAATACTATCAAGCTTAAGGAAAGTCTGGACGACTACGGCAAATCGTTTGATGATGTAACCATAACGAAGTTCCTTCGTGAAACGGAGAACCTTACGGATTCGGAAGGAAACCTGCTTTCTCTTGAAACTCGTATGAATATTGCGCGGGTGCTTGGCGGCGAATATCTTAAGAACTATTGGGCGCAGCAAGTTCTTCTTAATAATGCCAACGAAATCTATGCCAATGGCATGTCCAAGATAAATGAGGAATACAGGAAGGGTGCCCTATCCCTTGAAAAATACCTAGAGCAAGAACAAAAGTTGGAAAATGATCGGTCTGGTGGTCGGCTGGAAAACACCATGACGGCCATGGAAAAATATATTCAGGAGTTGGCAAAGCTGGATGCCTATCTGGCTGGCGGCGGCAAGATTGAAATCTACAACCGTTCACTTATCAAATTGAAATTGACCAGTGAGGACGCTTGGGCCGGGGCAGCGAATGCTCTCAAGGGATACACCGACCAAACCTCCTCCCTGCTGGCTGACTACTTTAACGGAGTGGCGGGCAACTGGCATGACATGTTCTCCAAGATGGCCCATGACATGGAAGCTGCCATGCTCAAGGCAATAATCATGAAGCCGATCATGGAT